ACACAATCGCTCCTAAGTTTCGTAAGATAATTCACTTAGCGGCTGCTGAGCAGTTCGGTGTTCATTATCGTTCAAACATGATAATTGATAAAGTATTGAAGGAGGATGCGTAATGGCAGCTACTTGTTATTTAGATATGGATGGAGTCATTGCTGACTTCTTCGGAAAACTTGCAGAAGAGTTTGACTCTGATCATTGGAAGAGTATTAAGAATATCGAGCGAAGCTTGAATGAAATCTCTAATACTGATTTCTTCTATCGAATCGAACCTTTTCCTGAAACACCTGAGATTGTGAAGGCAGTCAAAGATTGGTCTGAACATAATTGGGGAATCTGTTCTTCTCCTTTACGTAATGATCATTACAACTCAGCGTTTTGGAAACGTAAGTGGCTTACAGTTCATGATTGTATGCCTGATGATATTGAGAAACTGATCTTTACTGGTAATAAGCATAAGTATGCTATTGACAGATTGACTGGTGAGCCTAATGTATTGATTGATGATAAACTATCAAATATTATTAAATGGCAAGAAGCTGGTGGTATCGGTATTCGTTTTCAAACTAATGAAGATGATGTTGATTATCTTGAAGAACGTCTCAAAGAGATCTACAGTTAGTGTGACAACTTGTCACATGTACATGCACTTATAAATAGTGTAGGATCGTTTTATATTATGGAGGTCATATGACTATAGCAACTACTCAAGCCGAACGTTTAGCTCTTATCAAAAAGATTGCTGAGCGACGCACTAAAATGTCAAACGTAAAACGTAAGACACGTGCTTTGAAACCTAAGATCAAAAAGTCTAAGAATCTGAAAGATATGCCTTTGCCTAAAGAGTCTAATATCTATCAGTGGACTGATGCATCTAATTATGCAAAACAGTACTATGGTGAAACCATGTACGAAACCACTCGTTATGACAACGATTGGGACTAATAGGCGATGGGGAAAGCCTAGCAATTACGCTAAACGTACCCATAAAAACCTGGAATAACAAAAAGCCCTCGAGGGTTATCTCTAGGTCGGTAGGAGCAGCTGGTACCGTAAACCCAGCCGGTTGCTGCATACGTCAAATGCAGATGAGGATTGGAGGGGCACTCGAGAAGCCCCTCCAATTGATAAGGAGTTTATTATGAGTATGCATATGATACGTGGTGTACAAGTTCATGGTAGCCGTCGTAAGGTTAAACGTAAACCTGGATGGAAAGAAGCCATGGCACATCACGAAGCCTTTCTGAAAAAGATGGGCGTAAAAGGTAAGGCATCAGATCATCGATCAGAAATACCTGTTTATAGAGAAGCTGGAAATTCTGAAGTTAAAACATCTGATGCTATACCTGGCACTTGTCCTAGGGGCAATACTAATCAATACACAGGCGATTATATTATAGGCATTGGCACAATGCACAAATCTAATATGGTTCCTGTTACTCGTAAAGAGGATGCTAAAGCTATAGCAAAGATGAGACGATGAGTAGTCTAACATTAGCATTAGGTTTATCAATGCATCTTGGTTTTGAGGGTGATTATAATCAGATACACCCGCATGTGAAATATCAAGAAGACTGGAAAATTGCTGGTGCGTACTATAATAGTATGGACAGAATGAGTCTATATGTAGGCTATAGATATGAATATAAAGACTTCGGTGCAGAATTTGCAGTAGTAACAGGATATGACGAAATTAATGATGTTGTACCTATGATTAGAGGAACATATAAAAACTTTTTTATTGCTCCAGGTGCTGAAGATGTGAATGGTAATATAGAACCTGGTATAGTAATCGGATTTGAATATGATTTTAAATAAAGGCGATCATGATATATTGTATCCTTTTGGAGACTTTATATATCGTGGAAAATTAAATGAAGATGAGATAGTTTGGATTCAAAATCTTGCAGAAAAATCAAGAGATAGTAACGATGCTAGTGATCATTTAGTAGGTAACATGAAAGATCAAAGGCGTCCTGATCCTAATCCAGATACACAAAAATTTATCAAGATATTTCATCCTCATATATTGAATTATCATAAGCACTTGCAAGAAAAAACAAAAGTGTATTTAGAAAATAGTTATGATGAAGTTAGTGGATTCAGCAAGTTTATGAATGCAGATTTAAATACTATGAGATATCGCCTACAGATTGGTATGTGGTTTAATTATATGAAAGCAAATGAATTTAATCCTGTACATGCTCACAACGGTGAAATTAGTGCAATATGTATGGTAAAAATTCCAGAAGAAATTAAAAAAGAATTAGATAATCCTGGACCAGGTAGACAAAATTTTAAAATGGCAGGAAAATTAGAATTTATAGGTGTTTCTGCAAATGAAGCACCTTATCAAGTTACATCTGAAACAGGATATGTATATCTTTTTCCTGCTAATATGAGACATCAAGTATATCCTTTTCATAGCGATGTAGAAAGAATTACTAGTAGTTGGAATTATGTAAACATAGAGATGGATCAAAAAAAGAGTTAGGCATGGATTGGGAAAAGATTAACCGAGTCGAAGTTATAGATAATAATGGTAGACAGCTTGTAAGGCACGACGTCACTGAGCTTACATTTGATTTGCAAGATGACGGAAAGACTTTGAAGATGTTTATTAAGTATACACCTGATGAGGAAATAATGATAGACTAATGTTTACAATCGAAAACGATATGGACGAAACAGTCATTACAATTCTAAATGAATTAGGCGGTGAAGATGTTTCTGTATTAATGTACGATGATCTAGTTTATATACGGCAATGGAATGAAAAAATACAATTCTTTGATGTAATAACTATGACATCAACTATGTACTACAAGCTAATGAAGGCTTGGACTTTACCAGAAGGCACATACACATTGGAGGTGAAAGATGCTTACGAGAAACGAAATGAAGGAGATGCTACTAACAGGACAGTGTCGAGTGATATTTACAAAACTAAACGGCGAGGAACGTAATATGGTTTGTACGCTGAAGGAAGGCGTAATTCCTAAAGCTACCAAAGATCCTATCACACAAAAGAAAGTTCGTGATTTGAATGAAGAGGTTCTTGCTGTATGGGATGTGAATAAAGAAGGTTGGAGATCATTTAGGATTTCTAATGTTGTTAGTTTTGTGTGCGAATAAATATGACTGAAATTCAATGGATATTATTAGGCGGTATTGCTATAGCTTCTTATATGATTGGTAGAGAACGATCTAAGAAGCATACCGACGATGTTATAGCTGAAACTATTGACATGCTAATTTCACATCGATATATCAAAACAAAGATATTAGATGGAGAAGAGGTAATGTTGAAAGTACATGAAGAGTAGTGTGACAATATGTCACACATTTAACTGTGTACAAATGCGTAAAAATGTGATAGAATACTATTATGAAGGAGAAATAGTATGGTTAAAATTCGTAAAAAACGCAAGCCTATGTCAGAAGAACAGCGTAAAGCCGCTGGTGAACGTCTAGCAAAGGCACGAGCTAAGAGGCAAGCTGCTAATCCGCCTCAATACAAATACATCCACGAATCAGTCTTGGCATTGACAGAAGACGATCCGTTTTATTTTCGTAAGATCCAAGGTTGGATCAAGACGCAAAAAGAAGAATTGACAATTGCACGTAAAGATCTTAGAGGTAAGGTCAAAGGTGCAGAAGCACGCGTAGCAAGTATTCAAGCATATATCCGTAATCTCGAAAAGTATCTTCGTGATGGTGACTATGTTGATGACTACTATGGCGAATATCAACAGAATAGAATACGACATAAGTGCTTGCACCTATCATACGATGCTGATGGCAATGTCAAACGTACTCATGGTGTATTTTATCCAGACCTAGGTGTTACCTGGGATGACTTAACGATGGGAGACACATGAGCGAAGAGTTTCTAACTAAATCTAAATTTAGCAAATTGATCGAGGAATCTGTTATAGATAAAAAGCTATCCTATATGGATGCTATCCTCGACATTTGTGAGAAGAACAACATCGAACCAGAAGACGTTCGAAAGTTTGTGAGTCCTATTATCAAGGACAAACTTGAGGCTGAGGCAATGTCTCTTAATTTATTGCCTAAAACAAATTCACTGGATGATAGCTTTTTTGAATAAATACATGTACATTATGATTTATCCAGTGTATAATATTTCAGTAACATTTCAGCAAATACGGAGTAACATATGAGTTTTGCAAATCTAAAACGTAACCGCGATCAAATCTCTAATCTATTGGCAGCGGCCGAATCTATCGGAGCCAAAGGAGAAAAACAATCCTATGCAGATGATCGAATGTGGAAACCAACGGTTGATAAAGCCGGTAATGGTTATGCTGTCATTCGTTTTCTCCCAGCAGGAGAAGGTCAAGATGTACCATGGGCTCGATATTGGGATCATGGATTTAAAGGTCCATCTGGTCAGTGGTATATTGAAAAGTCATTGACATCTATTGGATTGAATGATCCGGTCGGTGAGATGAACTCACTATTATGGAACTCAGGCATTGAGGCAGATAAAGATAAAGCTCGTACGCAAAAGCGTCGACTTCATTATGTCTCAAACATTCTTGTTGTATCTGATCCAGGTAATCCTGCCAACGAAGGCAAGGTGTTCATGTATCAGTACGGTAAGAAAATCTTTGACAAGATTATGGATATGATGCAACCACAATTCCAAGATGAAGAACCGGTAAATCCGTTCGACATGTGGGAAGGTGCTAACTTTAAACTGAAGATTCGTCAGGTTGAAGGATATCGTAACTATGATAAGTCTGAGTTTGCAAACAAAAGTGCAGTAGCTGAAGGTGATGAGGCTCTAGAGGCCATCTACAATCAGATGCACGATCTTTCTGAATGGACAGATCCAAGTAAGTATAAAACTTATGACGAACTAAAAGAGAAGTTAAATCGAATTCTTGGAATGTCTGCTCCTCAAACAGTTGCGGCGGCTGTATCACTAGATACGGTAACACCACCTACTGAACCAGCAGCGGCTGTGAATCCTCACATTCCGCAAGAGCCTGTGACTGCTGAGCAAGTATCGGAAGATACTGAGGAAGATACTATGAGCTACTTTGCTCGGTTAGCTAACGCTGACTAAAAAGCACCAGGGATTAATCGACCCATATAGCTTGATGCGTATGGGTCGGCTATCTCGTTATTTCCTGCATTAAGAGATATACTCGTCTGTGATTGAGTACTATTATTAACTGATGGTGCAATAACATTTAGCGCAGCTTGTCGTTCGGCAATCGATGCATCCAATGCGGATCTTCGGGCAGCCAACTCGGCAAGCTGCGCTTCTGTATTGGATGCGGCATTTGCAATCATACGATCACTAAACTCTTGACCAGATGCCACGGCCTGTCTAGCATTAGTAATCATTTGATCACTTACAAAATAATCACCTAGCATTGTACCTTTGAGTGATTCAAGAAGAGCAAGCTTTAATCTACTAGGTATTGTTGTAATCATACCTGCAAATGATGCAAGCTTTTCCATGAATGCGCCTTTAGTTTCTATAAAATTCTTTTCTAGCATCATGCCTAATTCAAGTGGTTTTGTTTCAAACCATAACTTGACACGGCCGAGTGCACCCATGATACTACCAGATACATTATTCCATGCATCTATCATTCCATCTTTTAAATCACTTATTTTTGCAGGTATATCAACAGTTAATGTATCAGTAATAGCATTCCATGTATCTGTAATACTACCGGTAAATGCATTCCATCTAGTTGTAATACCAATTTTTAATGAAGTAATAGTTGACTTAATATAGCCGTCATCACCTATAAAGAAGTTAACTAATCCTTCCCATTTGTCTTTTAGACCAGTAGTAAATCCATTCCATACACCTATCATCTTAACAAGTGCGGTATCGATCATACCGCCTATAGACCCTAAAAAAGATCCGCTTTCTCCAAAATCAGCTCCAAACATTTCTAAAATATTTGTTATGGCGCTATCAAAGAAATTTTTAATACCGTTAAATAATGATGTACCTATTGTAGATATACCAGCTTTCCAATCACCTATTAATAACTCATTGATTCCTGTTAGCACGCCTGAAATTGTTTCTGTGATATTAGCAAGGTTTTCTAATACAAAGTCTTGAATCTGTGTTTTAAAATTTGTAAACCAATCACCTATTGATGTAAATGTTGTTCCGACTGCTTCCATACCAAGGAGGGCATTAACATTTTCTTTAATTGCATTAAATGTAGGTAATATATTATTATTAAATGTATCTTTAATTGTAGTTATAGTTGCACTGAATTTTTCATTCTCACCTATGTCTCTAAACATAGCATACATTGCACCGAATAGTAAACCAATCGGACCGCCGACTTTTAATAGTTTGACTAATGGTTTTAGTGTAGTCATTAAAGGACCTACAGCCATTGATAATGGAGTGAGAAGTAATCCAAGCATTTTTGCCATACCACGAAATGGAGAAGTAGCAGCGCCAAGCACACCTTTACCTGCCGCACTCATCATTCCACCTATACGAAAACGACCAGCAGCTGCTGGAGCGGCTTTTGATTCGGCCGCAGTTTCTAGAGCTTCTTTGCCAGATACCATTTCATTACGGTTTGCGGCATCTATAAATTGTCTGATTGCACTTGTTTGCTTACGTGTTTCATTATTATTAAACCGTAGCAATTCGATCATAGTATCGATTGAACCAGTTTTACCGCCGCCTTGTGTTTTAGCCATAGCCTTCTCTTCTTGCTTTATCTTGTTCTTCTTTTATAAACTCAATAAGCATGCTTACATAAACTTCTTTTTCCCAGGGTATCATTAGGTCTATCTCACTCAGTGAATACTTATGATGTTGCATCAACTGAAAAACCGTATTATAGTAATCCATCAGGTTCGTATGAGATAGACATACTAGAAAAAAGATTGCATACCTTTCAATTCTATATTATTCTTATGGCCACACGAACAATCAAATTCTACATTGTGTTTCATAGTCGGAATGTTTTCAACAAACTCTCGGACCAATTCAAATTGTTCTGTGTTCATACTTTCAATAAACTCATCAACTGATTTAACATCTTCGGCCTGAAGATTAATATTCTCTTCTTCGGTCTTAAGACTTTTCATGCAGTGTCTGATCATAGCAAAAGTTTGTGCTGCTGTTGCACCGTCTTTAATTTCTGGATCATTGTATAGTTCATGATATGATGGATGCCTCATCTCGAGAATCATGTTAGGCATTAATTCAATCTCAGGATTTATTTCTCCATCGTCTACAACCTTTATATCATCTAAAGGTATCATGACTTCATTATTTGTTTCACATGCTTCGCATGCTATATTAACTGTTGTTGTCTCACCTACTGACTTGCCACGTATCTTTGTAAACAAATACTCTATATCATAAGTTGTTAACTTTTTAATGTCGAGATCATCAACAACACACGATCCAATCGTATCCATTATCGCATGAAGAATGTGATCCTCTTCATTTGATTCCATGGCCAAGAGTAGAACCTTTTCTTCTTTTACAAGAAACGGCCGGAACCTAACCGTCTTTTTCATCGATGGTACGTCTACACTATACTTAGGCGTATCATTCAGTTTTGGCAGTGCCATAATATAACCTCATTAATTAAACTTATTCACGACCTTATTTATTAGTCCAGCCATGACTATTTCTTTCAACGAAGAAGGATCATTGTAGTATAAAGCCGATTTCCAATTATCGTATGCAAAAGAAATTGTAATCTCTACAAGACCGTTAGCTTCGTTATTCAATTGTATTTCAGTCATTGTTGTAGGATATGCATGTAATAATGTGCACTCATATACTACATTTTGACGTTTAAATAAATCAAATGATATTTCTCCTTGTGAGAAATCGATAGGACCGAACTTTGGTAATCTATTTCTTATCTCAGGAGGTATTCCGGGTGGTAATGGAATTTCTTTTTTGAAAATAGGCATTGTAAAACCTTTTTTCAATTGCATGATTTGAATATCTTTGCCGTATCCGCCCCATCCTTTTTTGTAACCAGCTTCAAAAGTACCTTGATTAAATACCATGTTTTGCCAATGCTCGAAGTATTTTTTAACTCCATAATCATTGAGTACTTGGAATGTCATAGAACATTCGTCATGCGCAAAACCATATGCAACCTTAGTGGCCTTTGGACCAACAATTCGATCACTAGTTAATATTTGTCTTCCAGGTAATATAACATTTCTACATAAAATATTTAAATCTCTTGATGTAGAGAATGGCATCTCTGGTAACTTTACCATGAACTGATTGTTCATAGCAACTCCACCCTTTGAAGATATAAGAGACTTTAACTCATCTATTGAACTCATCGTAGCATCCTTCGCGAATCGCTATAAACTTTTGATGCACTTCCTTTAGCCCATTGTGCAGTTGGTAGAAATGCAGCTATCTCCCATTCTGGAGCAGTGATTTCTGCAAACTGACTTTTTACATGAGCTGCAAGATAATGTTTAAATGCAGGTTTATAATAACTTAATTTTGATGTACGTTTTAACTGAGCATATGACATTCTTATGCGTGTTGTCTCATCGTACTTTGAATTACTTTTATATTGGAGCAAACCATCAAGCATTTTCATTCTAAGTATGGGTGGTAAATAATGTAAATTCAAACCATAGAATCCACCTTCTGCTTTGTCTATTACAAATATTACTGGAAACTTATCGTAGTACGGTAACGTTTGCTTTGTCTTTGGATCATAAAAGAACATATACATTTTACCAGTCACAGTATTGCTGCGTGACTTGATACCATCTTCTTTCATGAGTGCTTCACGATTAATATTTGTTAATTGTTGTGCCTTACGACGGAACCACTCGCGACTTTCATCTGTACGAGGATTAATACCAGCTCTGAAGGCTTGCAGTTCTAATTTTTGGAATACATTGCTCATGCACCTATTTATACACGTTTTTTACGTTTATATGGCTTAAGAGGCTTAGTTGATTTAGGTAGTATGCCCATCTTTTCAAGAGTATGTTCAGTCCATATTTGAAATCCATATCCACGATCGGCAGCAAAGTTTTGTGCAGCCTTCCATTTATTCTGATTTTTTACATATGTTAGACCTTCTGATATGTATCTCTTAGTCCTCTTACCCGGGTACACGGGAGGAACGGTCTGATTAGATGGCTTTATTTCGACAAGAATAGTCTGACCTGACTTATATGTTATCTTAAGATCCATAAAATATCTGTGATATTTCTTATCTACTTCGTACAGATATGGAATTACAGTTTCTTCACTAGACCAAGACTTTACTTCAGAGTTTTCGTCACACCATTTGAAGCAATATTTTTCCCACATAGACCTATAGACTATGTTAGTAAAGTCGCCTTTGTACTTCTTTGGGTTCTTAGGTTTGTATTTTCCAGAATAAGCCATAAAAATCGTTATAAATAGTGATGACAAATTTTTATTTATAGGATATCACATGCCACATAACTATGATCATATCAGCGTAGAAACACTGCCTTACACCAGTATCATGGAATTTCCTATGGGCATTAGCTCTGATACATCAGATTCTAAATATAAAGCAGCATTGCACTTTCAGACTATTACAATAGATCCTGTTACAGTTGAATCTTTTGGTAACATAGTTAAGACAGGATTAAAAGATACTTTAACACAAGCGACAGGTGGTCTTTTTGATAGTGCTGAATTAGATAGCATAAAAACAGATGATAACAAAAAAAGACTAGAAACTATTAAACGAGTAGGTAAAGATCCTATTCCGACGGCCGCAGATCAAAGTAGATCAGTAGTTTTATATCTACCACAGGCTGTTGCACTTAACAATAACGTAGCATACGAAAATGTAAACTTAGGTGTTATTGGTTCAGCGACCGCAGCTGCAGTTGGTCAAGGTAGTTCAGTAGCTGATGCATTAATTAAAGGTGTTGGAGCTGGAATTGGTGGATTGAGAGATTCATTGAGAAGTGAAAATCCATTTGGTAGAGATTATGGTGCACTAATTGCACAACGTTTATCTGGTAGAGTAAGTGAAGCGGCGGCCCAAGGTATTTCATCTGTAACAAGAGTTGCAGCAAATCCTAATACAAGAAGTTTATTTAGACAAGTTACTCCAAGAGAATTTAGTTTTTCATTTACAATGATACCAGAGAGTGAGAGAGAAAGTAGAATGATACAACAAATCATTTATTTCTTTCAAACTGAAATGATGCCAGACGAGATTGGTATTGGACAAGTTGCTTACGGTTATAAATTTCCTAAGATGTTTCAGATACATGCTACATATGGTCAAAACTATAAACAAATAATGACAAAGTTTTTACCATGTACACTGCAAGATGTGCAAGTCACATACAACTCTAATGCACAAGCATTTCATGAAGGTGGACATTTTAGTCAGGTAGACATAGTGTTAAAGTTTAACGAATATAGAACGCGTAATAAAGCAGATGTCGTGCATGAGCGTCAAGAAATATTAGGACGTGAAAACGCTGATATAGATTATGAAACATATCCAAATTATAGAGGAATTAGATAATGAAAAGAGATTTTGATGGTCCATTTGTAAGTGCATTTAATACTGATCCAGATGGTGTAATTAAACAAGAATTAATTACGTTTAGAGTGCACAATGGATATTTACAAAAAGAAACAACTACTCGTACATTCAATACTGACCAAAGCGATTGGCATGATACACGTACCGTAGAACCATTAGTAGAGGTAGATTTAAGAAATGAGTGGTAACTATTTTAAAGACTTTCCAGTTGTTGCATATAAATTTGGTAACAATGAAAAGGCTGTAAGATTCCAACAATTAAACGCATATGTTGATGTTGTAGAACAGGTTAAAGATGATCTTTCTATGTACATGGACTATACAATACTTGATGGAGACAGACCAGATCAGTTATCATACAAATTATATGGTGATATGAAATATTACTGGACATTCTTTTTAATGAATGACGATCTTAGAGAACAGGGTTGGCCATTGTCATCTCATGAAGTTTCAGAAAGAGTACCTAAATATTATCCACATCAATTCGTAACTACAAACGATAATTGGTTTAAGGGAGAATTTAAAGTTGGAGCAATAGCAACAGGTAAAACGACAGGCGCCGGCGGTAAAATTATTCAAACTATACCAACCACAGGAACTATTATAATCGAGTCGAGCACGCAATTTAAACGTGATGAGTTAGTTGAAGCAGGTTTAGGTATCTTAGCCGAAACAGTAATTGCAAAGAAAACTGGTTATCAATATGACGCTGTACATCATTATGAAGATGCAAATGGCAAGTATATTGATATTAATCCTTTGACACTCGATCTTTTTAATATACCATCAAGTTATACTCCTGTTACATTTTATGAGAGATTTATAAAACAAAACGATAAATTAAAAGAAATTAAAGTACTCAAACCTGAAACTGTTCAACAGGTTCAAACAGCGTTTGACTTAGCAATGAGATCATAATGGCACAAACAGAGTCGTCTCAATTCAGGTTTCAATCAGTTATATTGAAAAAACCTGATAAAGGACAAGAAGTAGATTTTACTGCCGGTGCACTAGAGCTTCACATATATGAATCTGTGAAGGTACCGTATTTGACAGCACGTATTCTCATTGCAGATACAGAAACACTTATAGAAAATCTAAAGCTTACAGGTACAGAATTAATAACTATTGAATTAGTAAATGACGATTATGGATTTACATATACAAAAGATTTTTATATAACTCGAACTGAAGCTGAAGTAAAATTAGGTGATAATGCAGGTAAAGGATATTTCTTCTATCTGGCTGAAGATATTTTTGTACTGGATATACTTAAGAAGGTCTCACGTGGCTTCAGAGGAACACCTGCTCAAATTATTAATAATGTGTTAGTCAGTGAATTCGAAAGAAATATAAAAACAGTAGGAAGGTTACCGAGAGAAGCTTCTTTTTCTTATGTCTCACCATATATTTCTCCATTAGCTATAATAGAAACTATAAGACAAAGAGCATCTGATACTATGGGATTCCCATATTTTGTCTATGCATCATTAAAAAGTCAAGATATTACAATGAAATCTCTTTCTACAATATTAGAAACAGATCCTTTAAATGATATACCCTTCGTATATTCTACAAATCAAAATGCTAATCCTGGAGAGTTAGCAAAATTAGTAAACATAAAAGAATTAAATTATAAGAATACAAATGATACTCTTGAAATGCTTCTTAAAGGAGCTATACAAACAAATTATAATGTTCTAAATATTTCTAGTAGCCAAATGAATCAAAATCCATCTGTCAATATACCTAAAATATTACAAGATGATAATAACTCAATCTATAATAAAGATTTTAAAATTAGAGATAAAAAAATAGAAGAATATAATCCTCACGTTGTATATAGATTAGTTAATCATACTAATCAAGATGAACTTGGTTTGCATGATGAAGTAGATATAGAAACACATGTTAACAAAGCAAAGGCTCATGGAATAAGATCTGCTTTAAATAAACATATGATGGAAATTGTAATACCTGGCCTTGTAGGTTGGTATTCTAATGAACCATTTGTAGGAAATCAAATAGAGATTACTGTACCAAGCAGTTCTACAGAAGGAGTAGAACAAACTACATCGGGTGCATATGTAGTACTGCAATCAAAGCATTCTTTTGTTAATAATAAATATGATCAATTATTGACATGTAGTAAATTGACTCATAATACTCAACGCACATTAAAGCCTGGTCCATCCGGCTTTCTAAGTTTATAGGTGTATGATGGCAGATAGAATGGACACATTATTTTATGGCGATGGACTCAGATGGTTTATGGGTGTAGTAGTTAGTACAGATGATCCATTGAGAATGGGTAGATGCAGAGTTCGTATATTTGGTATTCATAACGAAGATGTCGATGAAGTACCAGAAGCATTATTGCCTTGGGCTAGTTGCGTTGTACCGACAACAGAAGATGGAGTTAGTGGTTTAGGCCGTTCACCTCAATTAAAACCAGGCGCAGAAGTATTTGGTATTTTTGGAGACTATACTCAGTCTCAACAACCTATTATTATAGGTTCAATACCTCATACTGAAATACCTACTGAACAACAGTTAGGGTTAGAATCTAATAATAGACTAGGTGAAGCTGAAACAGTACAGACCGTTAATAGAGAAGCAGTTGATAATGCAGTAGTACAGGCTCTTGATAACTCACCGTCAGGTGGAAGTATCGCAGATGCTGATACTTTGGTCGGTACATCTAATACAGAAAAGGCATATAATTTTTTTATTGCAAATGGATATTCACCTATACAGGCCGCAGCTATATGCGGCAATCTCATAGTTGAATCAGGAATGGATCCTACAATTATATCTGGTGTTCCTGGAGAAAATTCATATGGTATAGCACAATGGAATCCAGCCGCTGGTCGTTTACAAATTTTACAATCATATGCAACAGATAATAATTTAGACTATACAAAATTACAAACACAACTAATGTTTTTACATTGGGAGTTTAGTACAGAGTCACCTAGGTTTTATAGATACGCAACATTTAAACGCATGACTAATTTAGAAAACGCTACAAGGCATTTTACAGTAAATTATGAGAGACCTAGTATACCGCATCATGCCCGTAGATTAACAGAAGCAAGAGCAGTTTTGGAGACTTATAATGTCGATTGATATTGCAGAATTAAACGCAACACTATTAACAGCTTTTAAAAACTCTAATTTTATTATTGTAGGAGAAAAAGCTTTACAAGCTGCGAATGCTACTAAGCTTGAAACTGAGACTAAATTAGATAGTGACAAAGCTGAGATAGGCGGTCTTAAGAGCTTGACTAACACAGTTGTCGGTCCATCAGTTATGACATTTACAACTATCTTAGCTCCTACAAAGGTAAATGATTCAGACGATTCTGATATTAATTTAATTACAGGTAGTCGAACAGTCAATGCTAGATTGAATACAGTTATTGGATCAGGTACTCCTACAGCAGTAGGGGATGCTTTAAAAACAGTAACAAATACTAATGCGAGTGCATTTAGAGCTAACTTAGAAACAATTGCAGTAGATAGTGCAAAAGATGAAGTAACAAATATAGATGCAATTATTAATGACGGAGTAGATAATTCAGTTGGATTTAGTCAATCTATCAATAGCTATAATAATAATTTTAATAATCTCATTGGCTTTGGTGCCGTTACTCTTTTAGGTAACTTGATACTAAGTAACCAATCAGGTATTATACCAGTAATCGACAAAGTAGCTCCTACAATTACTCCTAGTAAAAAACAAAATATAATAGACTTATTATTAGCAGGTAGAAAAAGAGAAGCTATTGAAGACTTAGAAAAAGTAAGTAACAATTTTACTGCAACACAAATAGAATCTGAACTTGAGCAAGTAGATATTAGTCAGTCTAGTGTAATAAATCGTGCTGCATCACCAGAAGTTGGAAAGAAAACAACGCCTGATTATATAATAGGTCAAGACGAAAAGAATTGGAAAAACGAAGACACTAATACTGCCACTGGTGCATATAGCTTCACTTATGTCGGATCTAAAGAAGAACTAGTTGCTGAAATGAGGGAAGCTAATCGCGCGATTACAGAGTTCGTTGCACATTGGACTGCTACATTTACAAACCAAGATATAGGATCAGAAGAAGTACATGCTTGGCATAAAGAAAGAGGCTTTTTGGGTATAGGATATCATTACGTTATTCGTAGAGATGGTAGACTACAGCGCGGTCGACCATTGAATAATGTTGGTGCACATTCTAAAGCATATAACCATAACAAATATTCTATTGGTATTACAATGGCAGGCGGATATAACTGCCCTATCGGTACACCGAATCCTGAAAGATTCCAATCAGCAGATAGTTTGACTGCTGCTCAAATGAAAACGTTTGAGATGTTTGTTGCAGCATTTTATGATGTTTGGCCAGGTGGGCAAGCATGGGGACACAATGATACTTCTGATCAAGGCAAGATAGATCCTGGATTTGATGTACAAGAATACGTATTTAATAAGTTTGGAAAGAAAAATGTGTATACAGATGGAACACTTCCTGAGTCAGCTATGCACCCAACAGAATTACAGGCGGCAAGATCATGACAACACAAAACGATGACTATCAGGATCGTATACGAAGATTTGGAAAAGGATTTACTGATGGACAAGGTAAATCTAAAACTGCATTTGGTGATGCAAGTGGACAATATCCTCGTACAAAAAACTGGTATCAATCATCTATAAACGAAGCTGCTAGAGGTGGAGAAGGCCAAGAACTTACGATCGGAGGTGCAACTAAAGGCATAGACCTTGATATAGGAGAACGAGCATCTTCACAATATGGTATGGCTGATGTTCGTGAAACAGCATCTGGACATGTAATAGAATTAAATGATACTCCAGCTGGAGAGCGAATACTATTCAAGCATAAGACCGGTGCTGGTATTGAAATGCGTCCAGATGGTTCTGTGCTTGTAGTAACATCAAGGAATAAAGTAGAGGTTACTCATGGTGATAACACAGTAATTGTAGAAGGTGAAGCAAACCTAACCTACAAAGGTAATTTAAATCTTAATGTAACGGGTGATTTTAATGTTAATTGTAGAGACTATAATGTCCATGCTCGAGGCAGTAAAACAGAGCAGATCGACAATAATTCGAAGACGTCTGTATTTGGAAATTATGGTAATTCGGTTTCAGGTTCGTTTTTACAAAGTGTTGCAGGCAATACTACGAACCTTACTTTGGGTACGCAAACTCTTGTCACAAAAGGGGATCTGGTAGTAGCAACCGAAGGTTCACAAGAAATAGTATCTAAGGGACGAAGTATATTCACATCAGAAGAACAAATTAATCTGTCTTCGCCTGATATTAATATTGTGGCAACAGACATTGCAGTTGCCGGTAATAGAGGTACAATCGGTGGAGGTACTACAGTACATTACGGATCTTCATTCCATGGTAATCTTAAAGGTACTGCAGATCATGCAGTTACCGCCGGTAGCTTAGGAGGCGGAGCTTCAATTAGTATATACAATTCAGTTGGCGATTTATTAGTAGATGGAAGTGGTGGAGGAGGTAGTGGATCTGGTAGCATTACTCATACATCTACCGCAAATCCAACTGAAGGCATGACTAATTCTTATCTCACTGTAGGAGATCGTGGCATACGTAAAATTCATATTGATGTTAATGACTATCTAAAAAATCAACTTCTTTTACGAGACTTTAGTGTAGAAGACGTAAGATCTAAAATGAGAGAAAAATCTATTCGTGATATGGCTGAATTTACAGCACACCAAGTTTCTAAAAATAAATTAAACTCATCATTTGCACAGACATCTCCAGGATCATATGGAAGAATACGTTCAACATCTGCTCCTCAACCACAAAGACCAGTAAATCCTATAGGTGAAATAAAAGGTATTACGAGAGTACAAACATTTAAGACTACAAGAGGTAAAGCAAAATATGATATTATACCTCCGGCTGAATATCTTACAAATATCAATGGAGTAATAACTCCTAAGACACAAATTAATTATGGTACATCCATGGGTAAATTTATAGGTGGTAATGATACCGGTGATTTTAATAAAGTTGATGATAAAAATCAATTAGCAAAGAATTATTTTATTCATTCCGAGCTTATTAAAACTGTCACATCATCTGGTCCACATCCTACTGCATTTGAAAATTATAGATTAGAAGTCGTTGAAGGATTCTATGCAAAAGAATTATACGGAATAGGAGCTCCAGGTAAACTAGAAGATGAAACATTAACTGGTGATGGGATATTAGATTTAAGAACAAAGGGCAGAGCAGTAGTATATGAATTAGTTGATAAAGAAGGTAAAATAGATTTAGATGCTACTTATGATTTGGCCGCAGCTTGGGCTGAAGTAGGCTACTTTGATAAGCTTACACTAGATTATGACGTGTATGATCCAAGCGGAGTATTAAATGCACAACTCATTGTTGAAACACCAAACATCACATCGTTCAACGATATACTGTTTAAACGTAAAATAACAACTACCTTTAATAATACAGTGCAATCTAATGATGCATTAGTCGAAATAAAGTTATAAATAGATGAAAAAGGTTGAGATATGGCACGAGTAAGATCATTTGAAGACGGTAATCTGAACAGTACTATTCGTACATCTAGATTACAAAACTTCTCTGATATTGACTTGCTTTTTGATAAAAAGCCAAGTGGTGACATATACAAAAAAACTGATGCGGCAGCAGTAAAGCAATCAGTTAAAAATATTATATCAACTAATCTATTAGAGAAACCATTCTTAAGTGATTATGGTGCTAATATAACAGGTATGTTATTTGAACTTGCACAAGGTGGTGCAACCTTTAGAATAAAAGAACAAATTAAAAACTCATTATTTAAATACGAGCCGAGAGCAGAAATATTAGACATAGATTGTAGACCTATGGAAGATGAAAATTCTTTGTATGTTCAGGTTGTATTCACAGTGGTAAGTACGCGAGAAGAAGTGAGCGTTGAAACCACGCTATCGAGGTTAAGGTAAATGACAACAACTATTACATCTACAGAATTAGACTTTAATGCAATTAAGAATAATCTAAAAGCATCTCTTGCTAATAGTACAGAGTTTGCAGATTATAACTTTGAAGGATCGGGATTATCTAATCTTCTCGATGTGTTAGCAACTAACACTCATATGAATGCATTAGTAGCAAACATGGCACTCAATGAATCATACTTAACAACTGCGCAATTGAGATCATCTGTTGTATCTCTTGCCGAAGGTATCGGTTATATTCCGTCTTCGAAGGTTGCAGCACAAGCAACTGTAAATTTAAGTATTAATACTGGCGCTTTGGCCGGTCGACCACAAATTGTTACATTACCTCGAGGCACTAAATTCAATTCAACTGTTAATGATGTAAATTATACATTTGAAACTATTGCTACAGTAACAGCCGAAGATGACGGCTTCGGTTTATATCAATTTAAAACAGTTGATGGTGATACTAATATTGTAATCAAAGAAGGAGTATCCACGACTAAAACTTTCTTTGTAACAGAAAACTCAATAGATTCTGTATATGTTATACCAGATCCTGATATTGATATTACAACAGCTGTTGTTGAGGTATTTGATGACGCAACATCATCATTCTTCGAAACTTATATTAATTTAAAAGATGCAGATACAATTGATGATACTACTAAACTGTATATTTTACGAGAAGCTCCGAATGGATTCTTTGAATTATCTTTTGGTGATGGAAACACATTAGGTAAAGCTCCATCAGCAGGTAATAAGATTGTTATTAATTATTTGTCTACTAGTGGACCTGATGCTAATACAGCTGATAATTTTAGTCCTGTTAATCAAGTTACAGTTTTATCAAACAATTATACTCTATCAGTAACTACTAATACAAAAGCACAAGCTGGTTCTTTATTAGAAACAGTTGACTCTATTCGTAAAAATGCACCATTCTCTTATGCTTCTCAAAACCGTATGGTTACAGCGGCTGATTATAGTACATTAATAAAAAGAAATTTTGGTCATCTTATAAAAGATATACAAGCATTTGGTGGCGAAGATGCATTAAAACCAGAATTTGGAACAGTTTTTATTTCGATAGAATTTAAGAGTACATTAACACAAGCTGTTGTAGATGCAGCAAAAGCTGATATTCTTTCTCTTGCTAAACAGTTATCGGTTATCTCATTTAATCTAAAATTCGTAGATCCGGATAAAACATTTATTGAGTCACAAGTCTTATTTCAATTTAATCCTAAATTCACATCGTCATCTCTTCAAGAGATTCAGGACCGTGTTGAAACATCGGTTAGAAATTACTTTGCAAATAACACAGGACTATTTGGCCAATCATTCCGTAGATCTAATTTGCTCACTGAAGTTGATGCGGTATCTACTGCGGTTCTTTCGTCACGTGCATCATTATTGATGCAAAAACGTTACATACCAACATTAGGATCTAATGATTCAGTAGAGCTAAGATATGTTGCAGCAATTTCAGAACCTGAAGAAGAATCATTTGTTATTACATCAAGTGGATTTTTTCATAAAGGTACACCATGTGTAATAAGAAATAAACTAAATGATTATAAACTACAATTAATTAGTACGGATGATAATTCAATACTCGTTGATAATGTGGGTAGTTATGCTCCATCTACAGGAATAGTAAATCTCGTAGGACTTCAAGTTGATAGTATTATCGGTGGCGCCTCATACATTCAGATTAAAGCAGTACCTGCTAATCAATCAGCAATCGATCCAGCTCGTAGTGATTTAATTGTTTACGACGATGGACCATCATTTGTTCAGGGTCTAGTAACAACGGCAAGCTAATATGAGTAACTTAGATAAAACATTACGAGATATAAACCGACGCGCGATATCGGTAAATGAAAAGAAGAACATTGATAATGTTCTCCCTGAATATTTTCATGACGAGTATCCAAAGTTTAGTAAGTTTATTGAAGAATATTATCATTTTCATGATAGCGATGATTCACCAGCTAAGTTAGTTGATGACCTATTTCTCAATAGAGATATTAGACAAGTAGATATAGATTTATTATCATTTATTGAAGACGAATTACTTTTAGGTCAACAATATTTTGAAGGATTTCAAAACAAAAGAGCTGCGGCAAACTATTCAAGTACGTTGTACAAATCAAAAGGTACTAAGTATAGTATTCAACAATTCTTTAGAGTTTTTTATAATATTCCGGTTGAAGTAGAATACACAAAAGAAAATGTTTTTATTGTAGGTAATGTACATGATTTAGAACAAGAGAAAGCAAATCAAAACGCTGGCATTACACCATATGCACCAGTGATAAATATTTCTGCATCTAAGATTGGTCCTGACTCACGTAGATTTCTTACTAACGATAGACTATATCAGCAATATGCTTTGCTTATTAAAACTGCCTTACCATTAGAAACATGGAAAGACATATACAAATTATTTGTACATCCAGCAGGCATGTTTCTTGGTGCTGAAGTTCAAATTATTAGTGAAGTACTAAACCCATATGTTGGAATGCCGGATGGTATTGCGGATTCTTCATTCCCAATAACAGAAGGTACTGCTGTTGCTGCAATGGATCCTATACAACTTTCTTACGCTGTATTTCAGGATGTTGGACAATCATATACAACAGTTCCTTATCAATTAGGGCAGCTTGCAGGATTCACAATGTTTCAACTAGGACAAACATTTGATGCGTTAGTAGATATGCTTGATCCTGGTTCACAAACATTTGATGAAGATAGTGCAATTGGTGATAGTTCATATCCAAGGTTCGATATTGCTGAGACAATGATTAATTTCAGTACAGATCATTTTTGATCCGAAAAAAATGTATAAATAGTGGTAACTAATTTAAAGAGATAAAACATGGCTAGACAAAATATTAATACTGGTACAACCGCTAATGACGGTACAGGTGACTCATTACGCCAGGCAGGTAATAAGATAAATCAAAATTTCCAAGAATTATATACTATGCTTGGTGACAGCGACGTAATATCGCCGTATCTAATTATCGATTCTGATGCTATTATTTTTAATGGAGATAGTATTAATGTTCATAAAACTCATTTAAAAGTAGTTGATCCTACTCAGACTAATGTTATTACTTTTCCAGATTCAAGTGGTACAGTATCATTAACAGGTAGTACTCAAACGTTAACGAATAAAAGTCTTGACTCTGCGGAACTAAAATTTCCTTCAATTAAAGATAATGATTCTAGTCATAACTATGAAATTGTTCCAGGTGCATTAACAGCAAATCAAAAATTATTCATGCCAGCTTTGACTGATAGTGATTCATTTGTATTTGCAAAAACAGCTCAAACTTTAACTAATAAAACATTAGATTCTGCTACAGCAAATAATGTTAAAGTAAATAAAGTACTCGATACAAATGGAGCAACTATAAATCAATATACAACAGTAGCTAGTGCAGTTAATTTTATAGATGTTAATAATGAAGCAACTGGTAATCCTCCAGCAATAAATGCTAATGGATCTGATACAAATGTAACTTTACAATTAGCTGCTAAAGGAACAGGTGGTATAGAGCTTCATTCTCGTATGATTGCCAATAGTGAAACTTTAACACAAGGTCAATTAACAGCTGATCCAGCAGTCGATCTAGGTGTACCACTTACAATTTTTAATTCCGCTGTAGCTAAAAATGCTACTCTTGCAAACGGAGCTCAAGTAGGAGAAATAAAATATTTTGTTAATAGAGGCGCTGGTACAATAACACTAACGCCCGGAAGTTTAGCCAGTGGTACAAGTGTTAGCTTCACAGAGCACGATGCCGGATTTATGATATGGACCGGCGTGAATTGGCACTTAGCATCGAAAACTCAGGCTTAAGGATAGATAAATGCCCGCAATAATTACAGATAATTTTAAAAGACGCGTTATCGATACTCTTATTAACGATGTTGACAGTACAGGTGTAAACTATCATGTCGGAGTCGGTAAGTCAGAACCTTACGATTCAGCTGATGCAGTTGTTACACCAGTACAAAACATTCGTGAAATACGAAATGCGCAATTAGCAATGCAGTCTGTAAAAATCATTACAGACAAATCATTTGTTGTACCTAGATATAATTGGTCTAAAGGTACAATATATTCAGCGTGGGATGATAATATTACAACATATCCTGCACAACCTTTCTATGTGTATACAGATGAGCAGTATGTTTACGTGTGTTTGGAGCAAGGCAGAAATGCGGCGGGGCAAGCTGTCACTTCAACAGTTAAACCGACTGGAACTGGAGATCATATAATCACAGCAGATGGATATACATGGAAATTCTTATATTCAGTAGGCGCTTTAAGAGAAAATAAATTTCAGGCATCAAACTATATACCAGTCACTAAAGTATTGAGTGTTGATTCATCTACTTCATTAGATCTATCTACTCAGTATAATGTTCAACAAAATGCAACACCTGGTCAAATTGTTGGTTATAGAGTTACAAATACTGGTTCTGGATATACTTCAGCTCCAACGGTCACTATTACAGGTAATGGTACAGGCGCTAAAGCTACGGCATTTATTAACGGTGGTTCAGTTTCTAAGATTGAAATGGCAGAATCATCTGGCTTAAAAGTATTTGGTACAGGATATGACTTCGCGAATGTTACAATAACTGGCGGAGGTGGATTAAACGCAACAGCAGAACCTATTATATCATTTAAAGGTGGGTTTGGTGCAGATCCTAGAGACGATTTAAAGTCTACGGCCATTATGTTTAATGTGAAACCAGACGGTGATGAAGATAGTGACTGGGTTGTAGATAATGATTTTAGACAAATCATGTTAATACGTAATATTAAAGATTCGGCAAATGGAACAATATTTACAGGTAACACTGGATCGACATTAAAAAGAATGGATATTAATAATATTAATAACGCTTTCACACGAGACCAAACAATAGTAGGTGCTACATCAGGTGCAAAAGCCGTAATTGATAATATAGATCCTGATTCACTTTATTATCATCAAAATGAAACTACAGGATTTGGTACATTTCAAAATGGTGAAATTATAAACGAACAAAACGCAAACGGACAAGCAACTATTGTTACTGCTAACGTAGCTGCCGCTAGAGATTGTGATCCTGCTACAGGACAAATTCTCTATATAGATAATAGAGCAGCTATTACAAGATCTAATGATGCTTCCGAAGATATTAAAATAATTATTCAGCTTTAACGGTGTAACGAATGCCCAATACATTTAACAAAAATACTTTTGCTACAACTTATAAAGACGATTGGGTTGATAGTGCAAACTATCATCGCATTCTCTTTAATTCAGGACGGGCACTTCAAGCACGTGAGCTAACGCAAATGCAAACAATTACCCAGGCTGAAATAGGTCGTTTGGGTAAACACTTATTTAATCAAGGCGCTGCGGTTAATCCTGGTTCAGTTGTTGTAAATAATGCATATGAATTTGTAAAGCTTCAAGATGCAACATTACCATCTGGTACATGGGTCGGAACATATCTGACTTCTGGTACTAATTCTATTGGTATGCAAGTTCTCGAAGCAATAGCGGGATCTGGTTCTGATCCTGTCACATTATTTGTTCGATATACTGGAACAAGCGGTGGAACTGCTGGTACGATTCCTGTTCGTGTTTCTGCAGGGGAAACATTGACAGGTGGACCGGCAACTGTAACTGTACAATCAACAGATACTATTGCTAATCCAGCAACAGGTCAAGGTACGAAAGTATCGATTGCATCTGGTGATTTCTTTGCAATAGACAGATTTGTATTTGCAAAAGAACAAAGTTTTATTCTTTCTAAATATACAAATAATCCTGATGCCACAATCGGATTTAAAGTATTAGAAGATATTATTACTACATCAGATACAAATGCTCTATTCGATAACCAAGGTGCATCGCCAAATACATCTAGTCCAGGTGCTGATCGTTATCGTATTAGATTAGAAATTGCAGACGAAGCAGATTTAAATAGCGATGATAACTTTGTATATGTTGCAAAAATCAGAGCAGGTAAAATTGCCACACAAGTTACAGGCGTAGAAGATTATAATAAAGTAAATGATATTCTTGCTTTACGTACAACAGAGGAATCAGGTAATTATATTGCTCAAAAATTTGATTTAACTTTTGAAACAGATGATTCAGATGCAACTAAATTAAATTTTAATATTAGTCGAGGCGTAGCGTATGTTGATGGTTATAGATCTATTGTAGATGTTCCAAAATCATTACCAGTTGCTAAGCCACGTACTACTATAGCATCTAATAATAACGTTGTATCTGTCGATTACGGTAATTATGTAAAAGTCTATGGTAACAATAACCGTAGTATACCAGATTTTGGTGTATTTGAAACAGTCAATTTACGTACTAATACAGGTCATGGTGGTTCAACAATTGGTACAGCTCGCGTAAGAGCAATTGTAGAAGATGGTTCTAATTATAAACTATATCTTTTCGATGTTAAAATGAATGCTGGTGTAAACAAGCAAACCACAAGATCTATTGGTACAAGTAGTAGTAATTATTTTAATGCCATCATAGAAAATTCTCAGGTTAGATTTTATGACACTAACGATGATACTCTTTTATTTCCGTTACCAGCAGGACGTCCACAATCGGTAACTGATATTTCTCTTACTGTTCAACGAATACAGAAAAATCTAACATTAGACGGATCTGGAAATGGTTCGCTTACAAACCTTACAACACCAGGTGAAACATTTGCCGATCAAGATTTATGGGCAGCTTCATCAGCCGCCGCTTCTGCATATGCTCCAACAATTGTATCTGGCGGTAATGCTAGTACATCAGCTCAGATAGGTGGTGGTCCAGCAAGTACAAACGTTAATGTTGCATTCTATGTAAACAAAGCAAACGGTTCTGTAAGAAATAAAGTTTTAACAGAAACTACTGAAACAGTAACTCCTGATGGATCTACAGGTAATGTACAATTACAAAACGTAGACATCTATGAAATTATACGTATGACTAACGTTGATTCAGATGGATCTAGCGTTCTAAATCGTTATACACTTGATAACGGCCAACGCGATACAATGTATGATCGTGGTAAAATGGTTAAGAAAACAGGCCAATCAACACCCGGTAATGATGTCTTTGTAAGATATAAGTACTTTGCTCATGGTGCGGCCGGTGATTTCTTTGCTGTAAATTCTTATACAGGTCAAGTAGATTATAACGATATTCCAACATATACAACCACAGCGGGCACTAATTTTGAATTACGCAACGTAATAGATTTTCGCTCGTCTGTTAATACCTCTGGTACCTTTAGTGGTGGTAATGCAAGAATTAATGAATTACCACGTGACGCTGATACTGTACAATTTGACGTATCTTATTACCAAGGTAAAAATGCAAGAGTAATTATCGATCGGTTTAATAATGTATCGGTTCTTGAGTCAGAACCAGATCTAGTCCCCCAGTTCCCCCCAGTACCTGCTAACAGCATGGAACTATATCGCGTTGAAATGAATCCTTATACGATTCATGACTCTGACCTATCAAAAGAACGAGTACCTGCTAAACGTTATACAATGGCAGATATTGGTAAATTAGAAAGTCGTATCGATAATCTAGAAGAAGTAACAGCTCTTAATATGTTAGAGCTAGAAACAGACACACTAGCTGTCTTAGATGCTTCCAATAACTCTCGACTAAAATCAGGTTTCTTTGTAGATAACTTTGCAGACCAATCACGTTCATTTACCGAAGATCCAGCATACCAAGCCGGTATCGATCTTGTAGAAAAACATGTACGTCCATGGCAAGCGCAGAACAGTATATTCTTAAAATATGATTCTGATAAATCTACAAACACTGTTTTAAAAGGTGATACTGTTTATAAGAAATATAGCCATACGACTTATATATCACAAACACTTGCTACAGAAACTGAGAACATCAACCCATTTGCGGTTGTTATAAACGAAGGTCTACTAGAGTTATCACCTACTTCAGATAGTTGGGTTGAGCGTAAGTATCTTGCAGATAAAGATAATCCACAACAAACTAGGGTTGTTCCTTCAACAACTCAACGGCCGTTCTTGTTTAATGATTTTATATTTAACTGGACTGGTCAACAAGTTAATTTGCGTATGGGACAACAAGTTGGTACACGTACATTTAGACAAGGTAGAGATAATGTAACTCAAACAGATAGAGTTATTGGTGATAGATCTGATCGTACATTAGTAAAAGATCATTTAATTGATAAAGTGTTTATTCCGTATATGCGTTCACGCAAAGTATATTTCCGAGCATTTGGTCTAAAACCATCAACACAAGTATTTGCATTCTTCGATAATAAGAAGGTTGAAGATTGGGTGAGATCAGAAACATTCCAGCGTGTATCAAATTCTGATTCAGATTATGGTAATGAACATGCACGCGCAACACAACACCCAGCCGGTAAGTCAACATTGACTACAAACAATGAGGGATATGTAGCAGGATCTTTCTTTATACCATCTACATCAGCTACAAGATTTAGAACAGGTACAAGAGAATTTAAACTTCTAGATATTTCTGTACCTAATGATGATAATGCAACATCGATTGCAACAGCTGCATTTACTTCGACAGGTATTCTTGAAACACGTCAACGCGAATATAATAATACACGTGTAGTAACTATCGGTGGTTCAGAGAATAGACGTCGACGTCGTAGAATCGACCCACTTGCACAATCGTTCATGGTAGATGATGACGAAGGAGTCTTTATCACTAAAGTTGGTGTAAGGTTTGCATCTAAAGACGGTGTTGTTCCTGTTGCTTGTCAAATTAGACCAACAGTAAATGGCGTTCCATCTTCTGACGACATTGTGCCAAATGGTACAAAGGTTCTTTCGCCTGGTAGCGTAACAACAAGTACGAATGCAACAGCTATAACAAACTTCGAATTTGAAGAACCTGTATATCTAAACGGTAATACAGAATATGCAATTGTTTTACTTGCCGATACTACAGCTTATACAGTATATGTTGCAAAAGCTGGTGACTTAGTATTAGGATCTACAGAGGCACGTGTATCAAAACAACCTAGCCTTGGATCTCTATTCCTATCACAAAACTCACGTACTTGGACACCTGATCAAGAAAGAGATCTTACATTTACAATTCAACGTGCTAGCTTCGTAACAGCAGATGCTTTCATGGTTGCTGAAAATAGAGAATTACCTAAGTTTATTCTTGATACCGATGGTTTACTTTCAACAAATGCTGACTCTGATATTCAGGTAGATGCTCTTGGACATGGTTTGAGAGTAGGCGATAAAGTTACTATTAGCGGAGCAACGGCAATAGCTGGTATAGCGGCAAGCGATATTAACGGAGATAGATCTGTCATATCCGCAGATGGATATGGATTTACATTTAGAGCTGATAGTGCAGCAAATACTGCAACATTTGGTGGAGGACAAAACGTTTCAATTATACCAAACTATCAATTTGATGCGGTATATCCGATTGTAGAAGAACTTGTACCACCAAAAACAATTGTAACACACCAAGCTAAATTTATGTCCGGTAACTCATGGGCTGGGGCAGAAACAACTTATGGTAAAGATACATCATATACACCGGTTACAAATAATAAATTAACTGGTTTCGAAATACCTAAAATGGTAGCTAACCGTGTAAATGAAGTTGCTAACTTAACATCTGGTACAAGATCACTTACATATAGAGTTAAAATGACAAACCAAAATGATCTTGTATCACCTATTATAGATACACAGCGTATGTCAATGGTTCTTACAAATAATATGGTTGATAAACAAGCCGCCGCAGCTGCATCTGGATTTAATGTGCCTCTTAATTATCAGGCTGAAACAAATCCTCAAAGTGGTAGTTGGTTATCTAAACATATTACTGTTCCGGTAACTCTAGAAAATACAGCGGTTGGATTAAAAATTCTATTAGCTGCAAACAGACCTTCTGTTTCTGATTTTCATGTATATTACAGAACAGATACATCAGTTACAACTGGTAATATATTAGACGCAAATTGGGTTTTAATTGCTCCTGAAAATTCAATACCATCTGATGATGATCCACAAAGATTTAGAGAGTATACGTATTTACCTGGTGGTGCAGGTGGATCGTTAGATGCATTCTCTGCATTTCAATTAAAAATTGTATTCGAATCTACTAATTCTACTAAGGTACCTATTATTAGAGATCTAAGAGCGATTGCATTGGCCACATGATACCAGTTGAAGGAAAACCTGGTTGGGCTAGAGATCCAAAATCAGGCGCAGTTTTGAATATAAATAGCTCTGAGATAGAAGCGGCTAGAGCCCGTAAGATTGCTATGAAAAAAGAAAAGAAAAGACAGAGGCAAGTATACGAAGACGTTGAGTCACTAAAACAAGATATGGCAGACATAAAGTCATTGCTACAAACAATTACAGAGAAGTTATGATATGGCAATTATAAAAGTAGTATTAACGGATACCGTTAACGGATTTAGATTAAAAACAAACGCTATTGCTGAAGGACTTGGCGATACTGCTTTGTTAGATACTTCCGGACCAGATAGTAGTGCTGTATCATCTATTAATTCATTAGATAGCGATATGGGTCGTCAACAAAATCTGTTCTATAAAGATTCTGCCGGTACATTTCTTACACTTGTTGATGCTATCAACAGAATCATAGATAGCGATGGTGACATTGATTCAGACAGGATTCCACCTACAGCCATAGATTCTGATTCTATTACACATGATATGTTAAAATCAGATATTATTGATTCTGACAATCTTATGGATTCTGTTGTTATGGGATCTAATTTTGATGCGATGACTGTATTTAAAGTTTTTAATTCTACTGGCACTGTATTGAGAAAATTATATGCACCAGCTAGATTCGATAAAGATAGCGCCGATGCATTTAAATCTAATCCATGGGTATAAATTATGGCAGTAAGACGACCATTAATTCTAGACGGTAATTATGACCTGATAGAAATGACTGACGCTCAAATTGAAGATGTTCAAGATCGAGTGAGATATTTGTATGGTGGAAATCCATCTGTTACGCTTTCAGTTACAAGTAGTGGCGGATCATTAGGAACTATTTCTGATACGCGAAAAAAATCTGGTACAGCTAAAACAGATGCAAGTGATTATCCAGCTGAAAATGTAACGGGTGAACCACAAACTGTAACTACAAACTATAGTAGAATTGATCAAGCTGCCGCTAATACAAGTGATACAACTGATACTAATAATGTAAGATTTCCGATTTATCAATCGGGTGGTAACATATATGCCATGACATTAGAAGATTTGAGAGATACATTTATTTTTGATGCCATTGATACTTTAACTGCTTCTGTAGGTCAACCTGGAATTTATCGAATACATACAAGCACATCGTTATCAGGATATACAAATGTTAGTTCAACCGCTGTATTCTCGGATACACGTGCTGACACGAGTTCTTACTCTGCTTCAAACATTGGTACAGCAAATACTACACAGGACCATCCAACTACAATAACAAACTATTATTTAATGAGAGCTAACCAACAAAGTACTGCACCAACACATGGTACAATGTTGTTTATTAGAAATAGCGATAATAATTTACAACAATATACGCAAGCTAGTATAGATAGTATATTAGAAAATGAAGTTAGAAATTGTGCATCAGAAGAAGCTGGAACAAGAATAAGATATAATTTTAATGGTTCAGGTACGAATTTAGGTAGTGGTATGGCTAACACTATTTTAAATGGTAGTGGTAATAGACAAACACGATTTGTAAATGCTAACGATTATCGTGCACAAGAATTTCCAAATGGTTCGGCCACAACAGCAGCAACACACTATTTAAGGGTAACCCAAACATGAGTATTATAGACGATCACAAAGTGCATACTGCACGGTTTACAAATGACGAAAAAAAGGACGTCCTTATTGAGTTAGTCGATACTGAGGCTAATGCTAAAACTGATGACAATGATTTACAATTATTTGAGTATACTATTGAAGCTAAAGAAGGCGATCCAGAATTTGAAGCTCTTTTAAGACAAGTTACTATAGATGATATACACGAAGAAACGGTTAATTGGATTAGACGAGAACGTGATAGATTTGAAGCTACTGTTTTACAAATTGCCTATGAGCAAAACCTCATTCAAACAATAGAACCAATCACTAGTAATATTTGGGAAAGCATGACTGAATTAGTTTTTGCTGAATTTGATGAATCAAAACATAAAGAACAACTATTCATGTTTAAACTCAAGTTGTTTGAAGTTCCTGATATTAAAAATAGTAAAAATCGTGAGCTAAAAGCTAAACTTAGAAAGTCAAAAGATTTTATTGATGCTCTAAAATATATGACTCTTATTGTCAGGCCTGAGGATTAAAATACATTTCAAATCTTTTATGTACGAAATGTAAGAAGTAACACGCATCGCTTACAGTGGGAATTGTATTATCAACGATAAAATTCCATTGTGGTCCGATGTTAGTAAATGGCAAATTAAACCTATCGATCATATATGACAAAGCTACTTCATTATTAAATGTCCAGCTAGCACACATTTCAGGTGGATAGAGATTATCTGCTAATGATTCTTCAAATGTTTCTTTAGCTTCTATAAGTCTATTTGTAAGGTCAAGTTCTTTGACCATTTTCTTGTTCATTCCTACAACGCCTGTATTCAAGCACATACTTTCTCCACCAGTATCATGTAGAAGCAACATAGCCTTTTTATTTTGAGCCTTAGAATACATATCCATTCCATGCCAATTAGCATCAGAATTTCTCCATGCAATAGTCTGCCTATCTAATTCACACACGACATTAAAAGCACAAATTGTATTTAAATCATGTTTATCAAAAAAGTTTTCGTTTCTTAGTGGAATTACATCATAGTCGAGATATAAAATTTCATCATAATCTTTTGCTAGTTCTTCGAACATAGTAAGTTTTTGAAACTGTACATCATCATATGCAGTAGAGTCAGGAGTAAATAGTTTATATTCAGCACCAATATGATTAGCATATGTAGATTTAACTTCACTCAATTGATCAGCATATTTTATAAATGCTTCTCTTTTCTCAGGTCCTACAGATGTATGTTCATCTAGGTCATCCCTATATAAACTAAAGATTATTCTTTTCACAGTAATTCCTCACGTACTCGAAGTCTTTAGATACACAATGTACAAACTTTGCGGACTTTGATATATATGACCAATTGTCCATAAAGTAATGCCAATCATCTAAAGGTTGATATTGTACTTTATTTATATGTGTCTTATAACCCCATACTGTTTCATTATCATATCCAAACATTTTACGTATTGAATCGGGATAAAATTCATCGGTAGTCATATCACGCATAATATCTAATGTCTCTTGAAAATTTTCAAAGTATGCTAGCTTACGCAAATCATCAGACCTAGCGCATACAATACCAGTATTAAATACTTCTGGTTCTTTAAGATAGATTCCATAATCAGATAACATGCATCGCGTATTCCATAGCTTAGCCATGGGCGAACGTACATGATGATTATATTTTAAAGTATCCTGTAACTTTATGTCAGTCTGATTTGCGTGTGTACCAGTTAGTATGGCAACACCTTTATCTAAATCTATTTCATTAAAGATATTCTCTTTTGTAACTGGTATGACATCCATGTCAAGATATAAAATTTCATCGTAATCATCTATAAGACTATACATTAGTTGTATCTTCCAGAAGTTTACTATATTATAGAAACTAACTTCAGGATAATTCTCTTCAAACCATAATCTATAATATAAAAACTTTTTAGTTTCAAAAAAATGTTTATATTCTACTCCAATTGAGTTTGCATACTCTACATGTTTATCACGTAGCCAATTGTAATTTTCTTTAAATAAATCTACTGATTCAGGATGAGATACAACCTTGTCTTTTGGTATATCAATGTAAAAGCTGTATATAACTCTACGCATAACCAATCACCATAAATCTCTTATAACCGTTTGGCATATCTAATGAGCCTTTATATAATACTCTTTTAAATTCACACATTCTAGCAAGTTCATCTTCATCATTCACGCAATTTATGTGATCAGGAACATGGAACATATTATTGCTCTGAATTGCAAATACAGTAGGTTTTCTTTCACCATCATATTTTTTATAATTTTTATTAGCTATAATAACTGGTAGCGGAGGCATATGTTCAGATGACGTATTAATAACAACGTCTACATCACTGTCTCTTTTACCAGCTTCTAATACGTTTCCATGAATTGTATCTATGTTATCATTTAACAATCTACAAACGTGCAGTGCATTTTCATCTAGATCTATATTTTCAATCCACTGTATATTTTTAAATGCTGACCGTAGAATCGTTGTAATAGGATGAGCAAACCATCCTCCATATAATTGTATTTTCTTAGGATTATGAATACATTTAATTAGATTTTCTACTAACCATAATTTTGATTCATACTGATTAGGTGATAAACTATCTAAAAAATGATTTACATCACCTCCGCTATATGAACATTCCCACAAAGCATCCCATAGTTTTCTATCAATGCCGGTATGATTAACATCTTTCCATTGATTATTAGACTCCCATTCCCAATATTTTTCTAGACCTTCATATCCATTATTATCTAGCCAATAATTTCCATCTGGTCCTGTCTCTCTTCTCCACCCATTAAATATACAAATAGGATAATCTGGTTCATAAAAAAGTTTTTCAGGTTGATTGTCATTAATTGGTTCAAAACAATTATTTTCGTCTACACCATATAAGCGTGAGTAAATTATTCCCCTATCAAAATTCTTTACATAGTCTGGACATTCGTAAGTTATAAAGCCATCAATCCCATTATACATGAACAGGTATTTCTCGGGATCTTTTGTAAATTTTCTCCATAGATAAGATAGATCACCCTCCCATGCAAGCACGGAAGAATTATTATTCATATCTAAATGTCCAAGGGGATAACTTTTCCAATAAGCTTTAACCATAGTAAGCTTATCTTCTTCTATAGAATCTATAATAATTGATGGATCGTTTTGTATTACAACATCTAAATCAAAAAATAAGTGTTTACCGCGTTTTGAATCACCAAATCTATTTTCATCAAATAGTTGTAGTTTCCACCACCACTTTTCTAATTCTAAGTCTTCATCTAATTCTCTAATTTCTACTAGAGGCCAAATACCATCGGCATCATCTGTATGACATATAAATCTAAAATCATCGAAATATTTTGCACACATAGTATAAAGTCTATTCACGTGTTCGTGATTAAACTTATCACCCCACTTTACGCATGATATAATCATTTATAACCAACAAGTCCATTTGTGTATTATTAAAGGTATTTATTGCTTCTTCAGGAGTTTCAACTATAGGCTCTTGACAATTAAAACTAGTATTTAGAATCATTGGAACTCCAGTAATTTTATAAAATTCATTTATTAAATCATAATATTTTTTATTTTGTTTTTTATTGACAGTTTGAATTCGAGCAGTTCCATCTATATGCGTTATACCTGGAACTTTATTACCTTTAACTCTCATGATTCTTGACATGTATGGGCTTGGTTCTGGAGTATCAAACCAATCTTGATAATAGTCTTCTAATACTGATGGAGCGAATGGCCTAAAGTCTTCTCTATCTTTTATTGTTCGGTTAATAATATCTTTTATTTCAGGATTACGAGGATCAGCAAGTATACTTCTATTGCCTAATGCTCTGTGTCCACTTTCTGATTTACCTTGAAACCAACCGACAATTTTACCATTAGCTATCTCTTGAGCGACCTCTCTAATATCTACTTTTTCTTCGCCTTTATAATTATACTGTTTACCAGCATATACTGATGGTTTATGAATATTTTTATTTAGTATATAATCAGCATGCATGTAAGTACCAATTGATTGTCCTTCGTCTCCAGGTGCTGGAGGAACGTGTACTCTATCCCAATTCTCATAAAACATTTCATTCATATAGCCATTATAACCTACACCACCGGCAACACAAATTCTATCAGAAGTTTTTAGATCATATACTGCATCTCTAATTCTTTCTTCCGTTGCTAATTGTAAAGTATATGCAATATTTTCTGGTCTTTTCTGTCTTATCTGAGAAGTCAATTCTGACCAAGGTTTCATTTTACCTGTCTTCCAATAGTCATCTAAAATCATATGTAAATCCATATGGTGAATTTTACCATAACCAGCAAGTCCCATAACTTTACTTGCACCTAAACTGCCAAATCCCATTTCCTTTGAGAACCAATCCCAAACTTCACCAATATCTAATTTTAGATTATATGGTTTACCATGTTTATCAAAAAATACAGTATTATATTTGTACCCTCTCCCATCTATTGCAAGAATATCTGTTTCTTTAAATTCTGACGTAAGATAAGCATAAGCAGCATGTGATTGATGATGGTCTATATAATAAATATTTCCATCACGTTTATAATCCCATAAATGTTCTGGTTCCCAGTCCATAAAGCTTTCTAAAGCTTTTAGTTTAGGCATTTGATTTACACCACCGATAGTGGTTGTAAATGCATATATCTCATGTTTCTCTGGTTGCCAATACTCTTCATAAAAATCTTGGCCAGCACTGTTATCTTCTTTATTCATTTTATCAGCAGTGCTATGATGAGGATAAGCATCATAATGCCATGGTATATTATGTTTACGTCGTGTATATCTTTCTCTTTGATTATGCCATACACCGTCATAAGTATTGTGATCATGTGGACCGAAGGCTGCGCTAAAGATTTTCATAAATGTATTGTCCTATTTTTTCATGACCGATTGCTGATGGATGACGATCAGCATCACTAATAAAGTCTTCATTAGCTTTAAATTCAGCTTTGCTAAAAAATCCTATTGTATTACCTTGAACATTATCTCTATCTTTCGGATAAAGTTCTATCATTTGAAAACTATGATATTCTATACCTTTAGTTTTACAAACTAGTTCCATCAGTTCTTTATAGTTATTAGTTTTTTCGATATGATAATCTATATCACCTCGTATATCTAATCTATCATTTTTCCAATTGCCACGAACCTTATAATCACGTCTATCTGATTTTGACCATGCAGCAATTACCATATCTGGATTATTATCTTTTAAATAATTATATAGACTAGTAAAAATATATTCATTGCCAGCACCTCCCATAGCAATGTTTGTTAATTCATAACCGAGTTTATCTGCGACATAATTACACCAACGTTTTTTAATGCCGTCTCTTTTAAAATTATCTTCTGTAAAACTGCATCCGCCGACTAATAATTTTTTCATAATACAGTTCCAGCCTCCATGATTTTTAAGATCTGTTCATTTGGGCGTCGTTCTACAAATTCAGTACAGGTCTTACAATAGTCTTCAAATTCAAACAATTCAAAGTTCATCATCTTTTGTAAGTTTTCATATGTAGGCTCAAAGAGCCTTGATCCTTTAATAACTTTTTTACTACAATGCCTAATCATTTTAAGTTCAAAGTCTATGACGGGTACCTTAGGAAATGCTGCACACATACGTCTATCAAACTCAGGTGCTTGAGAAGTCTTGCCCCATTCTGGTGATCTGCTATTAAACTCTTTTAGTATTGTATTCTTATGATCGATCTCAGGCAGGTCAAAATTATCTCTATAATTAAAATAGCCCGGTGTCTTGATAATTAGATTATAATTATTTAAATCATTTTCTTCGAAGAATGGATAGTTACCTAACTTCTCTATCTTGTCTTCATGGAAATCAAGTACGAGATGCTCTACATAATATATGTTTGGATCTTCAAGGACATACGGATGAAACTTACGTACAAGAGAATTTGATAGAACAGATAGCTTTACATTATCGTATTCTTTTATTTTGGCAATAACTTCTTTTAGATTCTTAATGAGACCGGGTTCTCCACCAAGTAAATTCACGTTTACTCTATAGCCTTCAAAACCATTGAGTGTATTAGTAAGAAACTTCATGTCAACATGCAAGTTACGCATCTCTAGTGTCCATGCTGTACAATAATGACATGATTTATTACAGGATTTAGATAGATAAAAATCTACACCTAAATATCCTTGTTCTCTAATATCTTGAATAGAAGGTATCATGTTTCTCTTTGTTGTGTAATTTCACCGTCTTTATAAAAAGTTTCTTTTTTATGTTGAGGAGTTTCTCTTTTTTTACAAACTATATGACACATAGGAAAGCCTATTCCTTTTCCTAACTTTTCATAAAATTCAATCCATTCATCAGTTAAAAGTATTTCATCAATACTATCGTAATCATATATTCTACTAGCAAGCAATAATTGTCCATATTCTATATCTTTTCTATTGACTTGATTATCAAGCCAACAGCATGGAATAAGTTCCATTCTATTTGTAATAGCATAAGATTCCTGTCTACGATCGAAACATTTAGGATCTAGTTCAGACCTTTGGTCTATTTGATCTATCTCAGGTCCTTCGTATTTAACTTCTTCTGCCATTATAACCTCAATGCATATTCTGAAGATGGTTTTAAAGGATCGCCATTACTCAACCATCTTGATGAACTAATAACAGCAAAATCAACCCCTAAATCAGACGCCATATCTCTACATGTGTCAATATCGTTTTCATTAAATTTAAACACAATCATTTGCCAAATTGGTGGATCTTCTAAATATTTTTTTCCTAATTTTAAAATTTCTATCATCTTATCACCATCTTGATTTATACGATATTTAGGACTATCTTTTGGTAATCCATCAAGGCCGATCCACCATTTTGCTCTTGGATTTGCTTTAAAAGCTTTAGGATACCACCTAAGTGGTTTACCGCCTGATGCATGATGAACAGATACAGATCTAGGTCTAACTTCTACATCTACTTGATTCCTTAAATAAAAGGAATGCGTATGTTCTAAAAATTCTATAAATTTTGGATGATGAACAGGATCAGATACTTGGCCACAAAAGTTTATGTGTTTAAACCGTTCTGTAACTTTTTCAAATTCTTCAAATGGCATATCACTGCCTGGAACCTTTAATCCTTTTTCAGTGAACGATGAGAATCTTTGACATCTAGGACATTCTAATGGACACCGATGGGTAATATCTAAATTTACCCCCTGGCGCCTCATCATATATGTTAGACCATTAGTATCGTCTGGCATAGTTTATCGATCTCTTCTTCTGTTAACCATGGGTGAATAGGTAATGACATTACTGTATTAGCAGCAATCTCAGCATTAGGTGTCATATCATTACGATAGTCTGTATTATTGTACAATCCGTTTGCATATAATAGTTTTTCGTAATGAATAGACGGATTAAATCTTAAGACATCTTTGACTGTATCTTTAATTCTTTTACGTTTGTTCTTTGTTTCACATCTCATCACAAACTTATGCCAGTTATTTATGTTACCAGGTTTTGGCATCTTAGGTACAATAAAATCTTCGCCCAATTCGTCAATATAAAATTGTGCAATCTTATTTCGTTGCTCAGTCCATTTATCTAATTGTGTTAGTCTATATGAAATAACATCTGCATTTGTAATAAACATCTTTGAGTTTGTACCTAGAACCTCAAAGTCTTTATCTTTACCGTGACGTCTAACCTTACGTACGTATTTAGCAAAGTCTTCATTATCGGTCATAAACATACCGCCGCCTGAAATACCTGCCACAACTTTATTACCGTTAAAACTAAATGATGAACAATCACCGATAGAACCTGCTGGTCGACCTTCGTATTTACAGCCAATAGACTGTGCAGAATCTTCAATAAAGAACATACCGTATTGTTTACATAGTTCCTCGATCTCTGTTGTATCAGTCATGTTGCCATATAAATGCGTATAGATGACAGCTTTTGTTTTAGGTGTCATCATACGTTGCACACTATTTGCTGATAGATGATAAGTATCTAATCCAATATCACAGAAAACTGGAGTTGCTCCGACCATGTTAATACAAGTCGAAGATGAAATCCATGAGAAACTAGATACGATTACTTCATCGCCTGGTCCAATACCACATGCTTCTAATGAAAAACGTAAAGCATCAGTAGCGCTGTTGACAGCAACTGCATACTTTCTACCAGTTATTTCTTTGATTTGTGATTCTAATTCTTCTGTACTACCTTCAACTTCTTTGACCATTGCTTTATCAAAGATTTCGTAATACTTAGATTTGTTTTCAAGATAATCAATATCCCATCCGTTGTAATTCATTATAAGCCTCTATTATAGGTTGTATGTCAGGGGTTTGTGGATCACGATTCCAATAAACAGAACCACCATCTATACCATCAAAGTTTCTCAAATATATAATATCTTTATTGTAGTATTTACATTCCATGAACAGACGAGGTGCTGGGTCAAAAGTTCTTTTATTATAAACATAAGTCTCAAATATTCCGAGCACATTATCTACTGGACAAAATATATTATTCCAATCTCTATTTATATAGTCCTCATCATATGATAAAATTCCATGATCTGGATAGTTAGGTACTATTTCTAAAAGCTCTGAGTAATATTCTCTATTAGTACCTAAGAACAGATGATTAAATTGTACATCATTTATAGGGTCTTTGTACATACTAAAGTTAATAGTTTTTTCAAAATGTTTACCTATACCATCAGGATAAACATCTGTGTCACATAAATCATATACGTTCTTTGTTTTAAAATGTTCTAGTGCAAGTCCATAAGAATCATTATCGTTAGTACTATAAACAGAAATAAGTTTACCTGAAAAAAGAAGGTGAGTAAGTAGTCTACGATCTTCATCATATAAATGCCTTTCTCTATATGGTATTGATATCATACTTCGGCCAAGAATCATTGTTACATCATCATCCTCAGGCCAACAATCGTTGATCTCTACATTTTTAACATATATGTATTTTTTTTCTAGTGAATCTAAATAATGCTGAGGTTTGTAATTACCTCTAGTAATAATTACAACTTGAGCTTCAATGCCGACATCATTAAGCATACAGCAATATTCATAACTATAATGTAGTAAGCCATCAACTGGCTTACTCGTAACTACAATGTTTATCAAGTCTCAAATGCCCATTGTTTCTCATGACACCAGAAGCATTGACCGCATGGTTCAGTATAGTAATTTGTTTCGTCTGGAAATCCAACACAAGAGCTAGTAAATGGATATAAAGTTTCCATAAGATTGTTATCTTTATATACGCCAGCAACAAACTTTTTATCTACATTTATATACGGTTGATAAATGACGTGTTTCCAAGGGTTTTGTGTTTTATCATCACGTCGGCGTTCTGCTACATCATAGAATCCATACTTCTTTTGTTCTTCTATGGGAGGATTACCTGTCATTCCAGTCATCATTAATGCATTAGGATATTTTTGTCTAAGATCGTTTTCATGTTTTCTTTTCATTAGAATCTTAACTAAGCCTGATGTTGTAAGAGCTCTGCCAACTTTTGTTCCATCAGGCATCTCTACCATTTCTTCTTCCCATTTTTCTTCTGCAAGCTTGCGCCATTCAGGATCATTTATATCAAATGTAAATACTTCATGTTTATCTATTTTATTATCTGGAAATGTTTCTCTCATAAATTGAATTACATCCAATGAGCACTCATAGTCAAAAGGTGCAGTAACATCACGACCTGTATAAGGAGTTACTTTTATAGATGGAAAGTTTTTACATATTAGATAAAATAGAGAAGCCGAGTCTAATCCACCAGAAACAGCAAGTAGTACGTGATCTGGAATTTTTTTATCGAATAGGTCTATCGTTTGATTGCCATACGTATGTTTCATAATTATCCTTCATAATATTCTTCTAGTTCAGGAAATTCTTCAAATAGATGCATTTCCCATTTTGTACCTACATAAGCTGCATCTTGCTTAAGTAAGTATTTAATTGTATCCTGTATATTAACATCATTTTCTGGTGGAAGTGCTAGCGCGTGTTGAATATCTGGATAATCTTCATATAATGGCATTAGCTTCTGTTTAATTGCAAAGGGCAAGTTGTTAACCCTTAAATGCTTAGGTTGTTCAAGCATAGCCCAGTTGATTTGATGTATTTTAGGATTATTAGTACAATAGTCAATTACTTTATTAAATCGCATAACACTTAAAAATGATACGAGTCCATTAAAATCGACGACGACATTATCATATGCATTACATGTATCAATGTTTCTTTCTACTTCATCCCACTCTGTTCTACGTCTCATATATTCTATATCTCTACCGATTCCATCGATTGATGCAACCATAGCTACGTTTTTAAAATGCGG